CCAACCTCCACAACGGGGACATATAAATAAAAATAAATAAAAAGAACAAAAAAGAATTGGGTATTTTACCCTTTTTTTTTGTGTTCTTTTTTGATGAATATTCCAAAAAATTGAAATACTTTTTTGTGTTTTTTGAGGACGCACAACCAACCAACCAACAAACAAGATGAACTCCAAAATGGAACAGACAATCGCCACCCTCAAGGAGGGTATGATGGAAGAGCAGATTGACGGCAGGGAACTCTACAACGCAGTCGAGGAAGCCGTCAAAGCCCTCGAATTCATCAACCAGTACCAAACCCTCTCCCACAAGCTCGAAGTGATACACTACGCAGAACACCTCGAAGCGTTGGACGCACCCCCCCAGTACGACATCGCCGACGGAGTGAGCCCAATCAAGAAGACGCTCAAGGACGCAATCGCATACTGCGACCGCAACACCCTCCCGCTCACGCTAATCAGGCGTTACGAGCAATACGAGAACGAGGACGAAGAAGAGGACTGGTGTCCCGAATGGAACTACGACGATTGGACGCACCCCTTCGGCAACCCGACGGAGGAGGACGAACATATTGCTACTCGCTTCTCCAACCTCCACAACGGGGACATATAGGGGGGGCGTCGTCGCAAGTAAGCAAACAGGCATAATAATTACGATTACGAGCATACCACCAACTCATCTTATACGGCATCTTAACATTCTCTCGATAATATACAAAAAAAACACTATTCTCTATATCCGCACATACTTCACGCATATAAGACCGATGTAGATAGTAGTAGATTTTTTTTTGTATGTGATATGGTAAAGCAAGTATATCCATAATTATTATATAGTGATATTATAAATGGAAGCAAACAGAGCAAACCAAATCAGCAGAATTATAACAGCAGTACTGAACGCACTCTCGAAACTCCGTATGGTGTGCCGAAGTAGGTGTTGTGATAGTGAATGTAGAATGAATGAAAAAAACATTTCTCACCATATAGAAAATGAAGACACGTAGTAACCAAGATGAGGACACAAGTTTAGAGGTGTTGGAAGTCAAACCACTACAACAACAAAACCTCGTTGAGTTCCACCCCAATCTACCTGATATAAATACTGGGGCGTGTGTTTTGGATTGTGCCCCGACCAAAAGTGGGAAGACAACGAGAATATCAAATCTAATGCTAAATCCTAACTTCTACGCAGGTAAGTTTGATATGGTGTATATTTACTCATCAACTTTGTATGCTGGGGACATCACAGGACGTTTTTTGTTAGACCAGTTTGAGGAGACCATATTCAACGAATATAGTGATAGGCATTTGAAGAGTATTTTAGACCACCAGCTCTCTGTGCCGACTTCACAACGCCCACGCATAGCAATCATATTCGATGATTTTTTGTCGTTCCCTAATCTCACACCTAAATCTTTGCTATTTAGGATAAGTGCCTCGTATAGGCATCACGGAGTAAAATTGTTGTACTATAGTTCGCAGTTATTCAGGGCAGTACCCCCTATTGTGCGACAGAACATTCAGTATATCATACTGGGTAAAAATGCGAACTCGAGAGAAGTGATGAAGATGTATGAGGAGATTGGAATGAGATATGGGTCGTATAAGGATTTTGTCCGTCTGCTTCAGGCGGCGACGGAGGGCAAGTACAACTCGCTGTATTTAGATTTGATGGGTACGCCACCCCGAGCATTTAAGAACTTTAACCAACTCATTTATGAAGCACCCGAGAACGTTATGGAGAGTTTGACTGGAGGAGGCAATATCAAAACTCCATTCGCCGATGATGAGGGTTGTTAAAAAATATTTATTCTCTCCATATAACAATATGGATAGAATGCCTACCTTTGATAATGCTACGGCGACTTTAGAGATTGAGCCAGTTGAGGATATGCCCCGCCAACAGAACGAGAAGATAGAACCAGTTGTAGAGCGTGAGACCCCATTCCTCCCCCCAAAAAGCGTAAAAGCGAAGAAACCGATGACCGAGAAACAGGCGGCACATATGGAGCGTATGCGTATGCGGAAAATAGAATTACAGGCGGCAAGACAAGGTAAGAAGTTCTCCTCACCCAATCCACCCACTAAAAAAGAACCTATAGTTGAAGAAGAAGTTGAGGTTGAGGTTCAACCAAAAAAGAAAGTGGCGAAGGAGGTAAAACCTTTGGGGAAATCGGGTGCGGTGAATGTGGAACTCCAGCAGGGAGGATTTGAGAACTGGTTGGATAATTATGAGATGATGAAGAAGATAGAGTTGAAGATTAAAGAAGAAGAGAGAACGGCACGGGAGGCAGAAGACCGCAAAAAGGCGAAGGAAGAGGAGAAGGAACGGGCGATGGAGGAACGATTACGCAAGAAGATTTTAGCAGAACAGCAGAACCGCAAAATAGCGTCCCAACCTCGTAGATGGACGCCAACGACGAAGCAACCCATTCCAGCGACGCAGGGTCATTTACAGACGCAGAGTGAGGATTTTGGTATTTATTCTAATAGATATTTTTAAAAATGTAAATATAGAGTAAATGAGTGGAGCAGAGAGTTACGCCAACCAAGTTGATAGGGCAAACGAATACATACGGAACTACAAGCAAGATGCTTACAACGCTGCGAGCGAGGCGGCAAGCACCAATTTAGCGTCGTATTACAATAAGGTTAAGGAGATGCGTGATAAATACACCGCCGAGAGTACCGATGGTGGTGAAGAGATTGCTGGGGCAGCGGCGGCTCATATGATTATCGGCAAAGCAAAATCATACTTCAAAAAATCGACAAACGTGAAGGGTGGTAATAATGACGAAGAAGACGACGCCCAGCAAGACCACGATGAGGACGATGGGTCAGGGGAGCAAAATGTTGATGATGCTGGAGCAAGACCCGCAGAGGCAACTGCGACTGAAGATGCCCCCACAACTGCGGGTGACGCAACTGGAATGGGCGAGGGTGTTAGTGGTGATACGGCAGCGACTTTAGGTGGAGGTGAATTTACTGGTAGGGGTTCAACTGCTTTGGGCGATGAAGTAGCATCTCGAATTCAGTCACGCCTTAAGTTTTTGAATAATATGGATAATGCCCCACCCGCAGGTGCTGAAGCTGCTGACCCAAACACAACGGCATTACCTCGCAACGCTGCTGAACCTGCCGCACAGGGAGGCGAAGCGGTCGAAGAGAGTGCTTTTGGCGATTTGTCTCAAATACCGAGAGCAGGTACGGCTGATGCTGTATTGTCGAGAATTGACGCCCAACAGGCAACTCGAGTAAGGGGTGGTAATGTAGGTGGTGAGAGTACCACGACTGGTGGTGGTGGTGATTTAGATATTAATACTCAATCGCAGATAGGGACTGGTGGAGAGAGTGCTGGACGCACACCTGTGGATACGAGTGACCCCGCCATCTCACCCAAAGGTAATATCCAAACCAGCGATGTTGGTGGTGGTAGTGCTTTGGAGGAGGGTGCTGAAGAGTTAGGTGAGAAGGCAGGTGGTTCTTTACTGGGTGATTTGGGTGCGAGTGCTGCTCTCGACGCAATCCCCTTTGTGGGGGAAGCTGCCGCAGTAATTCAGGGTTTAGTTGGTATTGGAGAAGGTATAGCACATTTATTCGACCCTAACCCACCGAAGCCAAAACCGCCTCCTGTAGCGACCGAAGGAATGAACTCACTTACAGCAAAATTCTCTGCGGCGTTGCCTGATAGTGATGGTGCTTTGGAGGACACGGCAGGTTCGATGTCGGCATTTTAAGAAGATTTATTATAATATTAAGAATATATTATAATGACGGAAGAATTAAATTTGACGAAGGGACAGATTTACTACCGCAACCACAGGGACGAACTCAAACAGAGGGCGAAGGATTATTACTACGAACACAAAGACACAATCAAAGTGAGGGTCAAAGATTACTACAACAACAACAAAGATGAGTGTTTGAAGCGTGTGAAGAAGTATAGGGAAGACAACTTCTTTGAATGGGACAAAAGGCAGAAAATCGCAATTTGGCGGAAGCGTGGGGTTCATCACGAGAATATGGGTGAGTTGTACGACTACTACTTTACCTGTGAATGCTGTGAGTTGTGTGGGTGCGAATTGACTGGTGGATTAACGAGCACAGGCAAATGTTTAGACCACGACCATACCAAAACCGAGAACAACTTTAGGAATGTCGTATGCCGTAAGTGTAACAACAACCGAGATACACGAAAGCGGAACGAAAAGGGGCAATATATATAGTTTTAATATTTTAATTAAATTAAAGATTTTTTGTGAAGTAGTATTATAATGTATAAGAACAACGCTGGTGATAATGCCTACGTGCCTTCAAAAAGCATCGCCATCAAACCTGACGTGGTTAGTGATGTTATACCTGACGAGATTTCACGCACTCTGCTTCCTTCTTATTTAGGATTTATTGACCCCCGTGAGACCTACATTAAGTTCAATCTTCAAATGAAACCGCAGTCAGGTCAGGCGGTCGGTATGATACGCCCCCAAAAGGAGGCGGCAGCCCACGCTATATTCCGTAATGTGCTTTTGAGAGATGGTGCGAACTCCACCACACTTGAGAGTTTAGAGGATTATAATGCGAGAGTTGCTATGAAGAACCCATTTACCGCACAGGATAGTATCGAACACAAACGCCAACTTTTTGATGGTGCTATGGACGACGCCAACTTGGGTAGTGCTACTGGTAATCTTTACTACAAACCTTCGGGGGCTATACCCGCCGCCGCTTTTGCTGGTGGTGGTGTTCGTGCTGATAGTCAGTCAGGTGGTCGTGCCGCCAACAACACCACTCCCCAGCTCCAGTTCCGCCTCGATACTGGTCTTATGAAGGGTAATCAGGTTATTCCAGTTGCCGCACTTCAGGGTCTTCGGGTTCAGCTCGATTTAGAGAACGCTGCTCGTGCCTGTGAGATTGCTACTGGTACGCAGGGTCAGTTGCTCTCTACTGGTACTACCGATAGTACTGGACTTACAGGCACGTGTGTTATGTCTGCTGTTACGCTGAAGCAGGACACCGCTGTAGGTGCGAATAATGTTCGTAACGATGCTCGTGCTGCTGGTACTGAATACGGACAATCCTTTTTCTCCGTTCAGGTCAAACTGACTGCTGGGGTGACTAACCTTAACAATCCTTTTGATATTGGGGACAAATTGTTTTGCCGTGCTGCGATTGGTCGTGTAATCAACGGCACAGCAGTCACCACCGCTAATCAGGCGGACACCGAGCTCGAACTTGGTGTTGTGTGTGGGTTCTATTCATCTACAGATGTAGCGGGTGAATTGGGTATTTACTATGTCCCCCAAAGAGCGGCGGGTGTCTCACTCGGGCAGTATGTTTCCACCGAAACGAATTTTAACGGACAAAACAGGTCTTACGAACAGAATGACCCCGTTTTCTATAAGGCGTCCAATCGTGCTCTCGCACAATCGTCCGTGCTTACCTCTACTGATGACGGCGCAGCTGCCGTTGGTACTGGAACTGCCAACTTTGTTGCTCCTTCGTATGTTGTTAGTGATTTAGAGTTCTTGTGTCTCTCCGTCCAGCCACCCGAGCAGTATGTAAGCGGACTTATGAATGCTTCAACCAGCGAACGTGGTGTGAGTATGGATATTCTTACTTCATCTACGCAGCGATTTAACCAATCAACGGCGGCTGGTTTGACTTCCGCTCTTATCCCTTGCTCTCAACGCAGGGTCAAATCTGTCTTCGTCCAACCTCTTGTGGTCGCAGATTTTAGGGACTTTAACAAACGCTCACTTTCGGGTGTCCCCGATAATGCGAGACAATATCAGTTCGTCTATGGTACTGAACTCATACCGCAAAAGAATGTCCCACTCCAACGCTACTCACAGGCGGTCGACCAATTCGGTACTGCTAATCAGGACGTCAGCGAACAGAGTAAGGTTGAGGCAATCCACCTCTCGCAACTCGAGGGTGCTTTAGTCAATAGTAACAATATGCCTCGCTCTCTCCATAAGGTCGCCAAAAACTTCGCAATAGCACGTGCTTTTAGCAAATATAATCAGGTTGCTGACTTGAGCGAACAATCACTTTCGTGCCGTATCGACTATGAGAATACCGCCACAAACCTCAAAATCTTTAACAACTACATAGACCATCTCCGTAGAATTAGCATCACCAACAACGGAGTTGAGGCGAGTGACTTATAAATAAATAAATTATATAATTTATGTTATTAGATTATATAATGGCGAACGTTAATATTGAAAGCGTTGAGAAAGCGGAAATCTTCCCACTCAATAACCCTTCTAATAATACTTACTCATTTAAGCAGGGTCACGGAACAATCACATTTGATATTGCTTCACAGGCAAAACTACTCCGCCCCTCGTCCCTCCGCCTTAATGGGACACTTAAGGTAGTCCGTGCTGACGGCACGACGCTCCCCGATAATCAGGGATTAAAAAACAATAATGCTGGGGCACACCAAATCCAGCTCAACGACCGCATCGGTGTAAATTCGGTAATCCAAAATGTATCGATTAACTCCGCCACCACAGGTCAAACTATCGAGCAGGTACGCAACTATGGTAAGATGATTAGTTCTCTGCTCGCATCTACCCACTCGAGCGATGACTACGCCTCCAACCAGTCGTCGGTCGCTCTAATGACCGCCGTCCAGCAGTCGAGCGATAATCTCGTCAATAATCAGGTTAAGTTCAGCGTCCCCTTTTATGCGGGGGTAATGAACTCGGGTAAGGCAATCCCACTCGGTACAAATGGTATGCGTGGTCTTCAGTTTGTTATTGAACTTGCTGCCGACCAGCAGGTACTTAAGGGAGCGAACGCCGCCGATGGTGGTGGTGCTTCATACCAGCTCCAAAATGTCTCGCTCTCGTATGATTTACTCGTACCTGACGCTGCGGGTCAGGAGAAGATGATGGTTGCGGGTCAGGGTTCATTTGAATACAACGCCTACAACTCTCTCTACTCCGTCATAAATGCGAGTGATAATACACAGACATTTAACCTTGCCGCCAACAACGTTCTCTCGGTACTCCACAACTTTTTACCGACCACACACTCTAACAACTACGGACACGATGGGTTCGCAAATCCTCCACTCACGAAGGGTGCTGCCTACGGAACTCGCTGTATTTTAGACAGAGTGAATTTTAGTAGAGGCGGTCTCAAACTTGGTCTCGATTACGAACTCTCGGTTCAAACGCAGAGTAGCGAGAACAGACCACCAACGCAGGTGGAACTTAACGCACTTAACGCCGTGCGACCATTCTACTCCGCCAACCATCTCCTCAACCAGCCACTTCTTCACGGATTTGGTTCAAAGGATTTACGCTTGTACTCTAACGAACTTCAGCGTAATACCGCTATTGATAGTGTCGCTCTTGGGGGGGTCAATTTTGGTGCCGACCCATCTGTCTCGCAGAACTTCGCCATCGGTCTTGCTTTAGATAATGTATCAAACGAGGGCGTCTCATTTAAGGGTGTTTCGTATGCTGTCCGTATCCGTAGTGACTTGGACGGAGCGTCACCCAACGCAGTTTATACCTATGCTCTTGTTAAGAACCAACTTGTCTATTCACCACAGGGCATCGCCGTTGTATCCTAATCTTTAGTGGGTGGATTGGGTGAATGAATAATTAGAATAAATAAATTATATAATTTATGTTATTAGATTATATAAGATGAGTAACTTACCCGATGTCTTGAAGGTTCAACCACTCCCCAGTATTGATACCATGACTATTCATACTGAAGTTTTAGACCCAATCACCATCACTTCAACACAGGCAGTATTCCAAATCCCACGCACAGGTATATTGGACGGCGGTTCATTTCTCCAGTTGGGAGCGACTTGTGCCGCAGGTCAGGATAAATGCTTTTTCCCCATTACTACGGGGGTTGCCTCGATGATTGAGAGCGTCCAACTCAAAATAGGGGGACAGGTCGTCAGTTCCACAGAGGACTTCGCCCACTA